CCGATCTGGTCCAGACCTTGAGGTGCTTGATAGAACGCCTTGTCGATGTTTGTCGCCATAATGTATCCTTAGTAATACGCGGCTTTTTTGCGGTACTGGCGCAAAAAGTTATCCTCCGGCTCGTCAGACGGAAGACGGATGAACCCACCCTGCCTAAATCTTAACAGTGCAAGGGTCGTGGAGTCCACCAAGTCGTCGTTGGTGCCCGCTGGGAAGTCGTTGCATTCCTCAATAACCTCCTTGGCCCAGCGCCGGTCCGGGGCGAACACCACCCCGCTCTCAAACAGAGTAGACACAGCGTTGACCCGAGAGATTTTGTCCTGACCCTTACCCGGTGTGAACTCCGCCACCGGTATGCCCATGCGCCGAAACTCCTGATAGAGCACCGACCCGCTGGATTTCTTCTCGACCATGAACGCGTCAGGCTCCCACTCCTTGTACTCTTGTAGCACAAGTGCCTTTAGCTCGGGGTACTCCAGCCGTTTCTTGATCGCGTTGAGCAAGATGATGGCGAAGTTGTTCGTTTCCTCGTTGAAAAACACACCCCACACGGTCAGTGCGTTATAGTCAGCCCTGTTGTTAGCCTCTTGTGCAGCGTCGAGGGACATAATGGTGAACTCGCATTGAGGAGGGGATTCCTTGTCCCAAATTTGCCACCACTCCCTCTTGATCAGCGCACCTTCCTCAGACGTGGGCTGCTGCATGTACTGGGCGTTCCAATAGCGGATGTCCAGACCCGCTTTCTTGGCCAACAACTCCTCCACATCCCAGAACTCAGGCCACAGCGCCGTGCCATCGTCCTTGATGGCCGGAAACTCAATCACTTCCCACTTATCTACGTCCTCGTTGCGGTCCATCTGCGAGACGATCTGCCCCGTGAGGTCGAGTTTCGACCAACGAGTCATAACAACAATAATCGCGCCTCCCGGCATAAGGCGCTGGAGAGGGCCAGACTGAAACCATTCCCAAGCAGGAAGAAAAACATCCGGTCGTCCGGTTTTGGCTTCTTGTTCAGAGTGAGGATCGTCAATAATGAAAAGATCAGCGCCGCGACCAGCGAGAGCACCTCCAACACCAATAGCAAAATACTCACCATTGAAGTTCGTTCCCCAGCGCGAGGCTGATTTCGAGTCGCTCTGCAACTCAATCTGCGGAAAAATGTCCTTGTAGGAGTCCGATCCCACCAGATTTCGCACCCGACGACCGAAATTCACCGCCAAATCAGCGGTGTGGGACCCCATGATGACCTTTTTATTAGGGTATTTACCTAGAAACCACGCCGGAGCGAGGTAGGAGATCAATTCGGACTTGCCGTGACGCGGCGCGATGTTCACGATCACCCGTTTCTTCTCACCTTTTGCAATCGCTTCGAAGATTTCGATCAATTTCAGGTGATGTGGGCCGACTTTGTAGCCCGGATAGACGTGTTTGACGAAGTCAAGGAACGAATCCTTGCCAATCGCCTGCGTCATCTGGGTCTGATACTCCTTCATAAGCTCTAACACCCGACGTTTTTGCTTGTCGGGCATCGTTGGCAGAGCCTGTCGCAGCTTAAATAGCTGCTCAGGAGTCAGTTTGGGCTTGGTCATCCGCTTCTTTTTTGATTACAGCCTTGGCTTCGACGTCGATCACCTTGTCTTCGATGGCCGTCAAGGTATTGAGAAGCTCTTCTTCTACTTCTTCAATCGACATGTGCTTGTGGGTGACTTCGCTGCGCTTCTTAAAGGCATCGACTCCATCAATCTCACCCAGTTTTGATAGAGCGGCAACGCGTACCTTGGGATCGCGTGCATTTTCTACCTCTGCAACGAGCTTGTTGACGACGTACATCTTCAAGTCAGACAACTCCTCCACGATGGAGACGTTCATCTGAGCCACCATGCCCGCAAGCATGGCAAGAGTTTCGTTGGGGTACTTGGAGTAATCAGGCCGGTACTGGGGATTGCTCATCATCTGCTTGGCAATCGACTTGGCCTCTTGCGCGTTCTCTTCAGTCGGCGCGAGTTCCTGCCCCGTGAGGTCTGACATCAGCGTGATGACGTTGGCCCGCATCTGCAATTCCTGCTCAGCAGAAAGCTCAGGAAACGCGTCTTTAGCGTTGTCTGGCAGAGGAATGTTTTCCTCGATAGGCGGTACCAATGTCGTCATGTCAGCGAAGAGAACTCCGTTGTTAGGTGTTGGTCATCGAAGGGAGCAAGAGAACCCTCACCGGTTTTGCCATGCGCCGATCTCTTTTCACACATGGCGAGGGAGCAAGCCTGACAACCAACGGACCAAATGTAACACGGAAATATATTTTTGCAACGGCGGGGAGGTAAGGAATCCTACCGGGGGGGTGTTTCACGTGGAACAAAAACAGACGTGTATAGGAAATTGATAGGGGGTGGGGTATGAATTTATTTTTGGATGAGGAGAGGGGAAGCCGAGTTACGAAAACTGTGAAGTTATTTGTGCGAAGTACGGGGTACGGGGGCGAGGGGGGGACCCATTGCTGGCCTTGGGGGGTGGGGGGTAGCGGGGGGCGTTCCGACAGAATTTGCATTCCCCCCGGTCTATCAGCTATAGATACATCAGACGATGCAATGGTGCAGCGTCACAACAGGAGTACACATGTACAGAGTCAGCATCCTGTGGGGTAACAAGCGGGTCACCCACACCGCATGGTCCAAGTCCTCGGCCCTTGAGTGGCTGTATCAGTATCCCCGAGCCGATGTGTTCGGCAAGGTGACCGACCTGTTCGGTCGTGCAATAGCGGTGCGCTACTACCGCTAACCAAACGGGGCGGCGCAAGCCGCCCCACTCTAGGAGATAGACATGAACGCTTTATACCTGTACCTCACGGGCATCCTCGGCACGGTGATGCTGACCTTGGGCCTGACCAACCTCGCACCGCAAGGGATGTGGATATACATTGCCGCCGTGATGTGGGGGACTGCAACAATCACTGTGGCTTGTGTATACATCCTGTGGGATGCAGAGCAAGACCGCAAGAACAAGTAAACCTCGGGGGGCTTCGGCCCCCCATCAACTAGGAGATAGACATGGACATCAGAACCAAACAGATAGACGTGAACTTCAACATGGACGAGTACATGGACGAGATGAAAGCTTGGGCCGACCGGCAAGGGCTGCAGGTTGTCTACAACCGATTCCACAACCGAGTGTGGATCAGCGACCGGCGCGACGGAGAGGGCGGCATGTTCAACATGTTCGACTTCCTGTGCTCGGACAATCCGCGTGAGTTCTTCGCGAAGAACTTCTGATCATCGGGGCCTCGCGCCCCTTTGATACCAGTTATATGTCGCCGCGCGCGGTGCGCGTGCGTGGGAGGGTGCGCGCTATTTAGCGCCCCACGCATCGATGGAGCTTTACTTATCACACGCCTACCCGCTATATACATGATGCCACCACATCAATTCGGGTGCGGTGGTTTTTCAATCGTTCATCTTTATGGAGATATGAACATGGCTAAAAAGATCGACGCGGCTCAGCCGCAATTCCTGTCGTTGAAAGACGGCGCTTTCCAGCAAGCGGGCGCAGCCCAGACACTAGAGGACTTCGCTCGGTTCGTGCTAGCCACGAACGCAGACTTTCCGAAAACAATAGCGCCTGAGACGAAAGACGAACTCTACGCGGGGTATCGGATGAAGTTCGACACTCTGCGTCCGGCTCAAACCTACGCGGTGGTCAACGATCACATCGTGCTAGCCACTGAGGAACACAAAGCCGCGAAGAACGTGGAGAAGATCGAGATCGGCGTGGCGTATGCGTTCTCTTACAGTTCGCAGGAATTCGGCAAGCTCGCCAACACCCGGCCAGCGCTTCATGCGCTGATCAAGCCGATTCGTGAGGCTTGCGCTACCTACTGTTCGAATCGTCTCGGTGACTTGAAGCGTACCGCGAATCGAATCTTGAACGAAGGTAAGGAACGTCAGCGCGGTGCAAACAAGGACTTCGCTGAGTTCGTCGAGGCTTGGTTCAAAGACACCGCACCGGATCGTTTGAAGTCTGCTAGCGCACGGGGCGATGCAAGCGCCGATGTGAAGCGCTTCAACGAAGCGAAGGTAGCGTTTATGGTGAAGTGGAACGCAGCGTAAGTTGATCAACCCTGCACCCCCTTCGGGGGGTGCTTTTAAGGAATCATCATGGAAAAGAAATTCGGGAAACTGAGCATCCTAAAGTACGTTGTGCTTCCGGATTCGCTCATGCATGTACGAAAAGAAAAGAGAGTGAACCTTGCAATCATTCACTGCTACTTAAACGAATGCACAGGGTTCGTCGAACAATTCAAAGAAGCGAACCCTGACCTTAAAGGTGTCATAGGACATTGGACCCGCACCGAATCAGTCACAATCGATTGTGAGTGATTGACCAGCCCCACACGGTTCGCGCCGTGTGGGGCTTTTTTTGCGTCCGGCTTTTGATACCAGTGATATGTCTTCGCGCGCGAGGCGGGCGCGTGAGGGCGCGCGAGTCGGCTATTTAACGTCCCATGATCCGATGGGACTTTACTTATCGTCCCACAACCAGCTATAAATATCTTAGCCAAGGCATTCCGCTGAGGCACAACCACGGAGGTCACATGACCGCATCCTACCTGTCCCTGAAGGACATGGGCTACGCCCAAGCCAAGACCGGCGATTCCCTCGCCGACCAAGCCCAGTACGCAATCGCCTCGATTGCGGGTTTCCCTGCCGACATCCCGGCAGAGTCGCGCGCCGAGCTGTACTCGGGCTATCAACTGCGATTCAATGAGAATCGCCCTGCCGTGACCTACGCGGTCATCAATGGTCACTACACAATAGCGACCCCTGAGCAGATCGCCAACGCCAAGGTCGAGAAAATCGACATCGGTGTCGCGTATGCCTTTTCCTACTCAAGCCAAGAGTTTGGAAAGTTGGCGAACACTAACCCGGCCCTGCACAGCATCATCAAGGTCTGGCGATCTGATGCCGCTGATTACTGTTCTAACCGACTGGGCGACCTCAAGCGAGCAGCGACCAAGCTGCTCAACAAGGGAAAGACTCAACAGCGACAGACCTTGGACTTCGCCGAGTCCATGACCAAGCTGTTCGAAGCCCAAGCCAAGTCGGTCAAGGTCAAGGCCGGTCGAGGCGATGCATCGGCTAACGAAGCCAAGTACAAGGCCGCAGTCGCTGCCTTCTGGAAGACCTACAAGGTCTAAGACAGTCACAGCCCACCCGGTTCGCCGGGTGGGTTTGATACCAGTGATATGTCGTCGCGCGCGAGGGAGCGCGTGCGGGCGAGCGGGACAAGACTCTTAATTAGCGTCCCATGCCTGCGTGGGATTGACTTTGCATCGCCAAAGTTTCTCAGATTTTATCTTTTGAGACCAAACTTGGATTTAGAAAAACTTAGGCGACAGTTTTTGCCTAGATTTTAAGCAGTGTTCCGAAAACCGAGTAGAACAAAAAAAGTTTTGGCTACAAAAAAAGCGTTGTGTGACAAGGACTTACGCGATTTGTTCTATGTTCTACGGATTTTGGGGTAGGGTGGGGGGAAACGCTGCAACTTCTGGTAGAACAAGACAGGCGCAGCCAGTGCATGTTCCACCGCTGCAAAAACACGCGCAGGGGTACCTCATCCCCAAAAACGCTAGAACATTGACACAAGCTTTTTCTCTTTATATATTTATTATTAATATTTTTATCATTTCTTAGCTTCCATCCGCCGATTCCGTAAACCTTCCGGTTACTTTTTCGGCTTCTCTCCGTTCCATAAGTAAAGTTAAAAAACTAGAACACAGCTAGAACATAGAACAAACTTTCGAACAGTGTTGACAACCAGAACAGTCTGAACTATAATGGGATTTCCATCAACCAAACAGGAGATTTCCATGTTGCTCAAGCCCATCGTCAATGACACCACTCAGGTCATCGAACACGACGGACACGCCTTCACCCTCAAGCAGTGGGTTGAATTTCTTGGCGGCGCGATTCCCTACGACACTCTACGCATGAGATACCGCCGAGGCTTACGAGGTGATGAACTCTTCAAACAAGTCCAAGCCAGAACCCCTAACAAGCACTGACCACAACAGGGCAAAGGGTGTGAGTTTGGCTCACACCCTATCTAAAAAACTTACCCAACTGCTTGACTAATATGTCAAGTTATAGTACAATGGAGGTTGGTCGGGAAGCACACTGACAGCACCCCTACCTAGCGTCCCACGGCCCCGTGGGATTCATTCAACCCTCACTGGAGAACATCATGCAACTTGCCTTTGTCGCCCCTGCATCAGTCCTGACAGTCATCAAGCGCCCGACTCTGCGCGTTCGCAAGTCCCAAGCGGCGGCACTCGCCCCCAGAATAAACCACCACGACGGCGTGGACAGCTACATGCGCCAGACGGAGTACCGCACGGACACCGTCCACACGCAGAACCTTGAGTTCCTCGACCGTGCCTACGACTTCGACGAGTTCGGTGACATCGACAACGAGTTCGATGGGCTGACGATTGTTGAGCCGATGGATGACGCTGACCTGTGGCGCTTCTGCACGGGCTACGACGTCCTCTAACCAATCCCTGTTCCCTAAACAGCATCCCACTGACCCGTGGGATGCGCTTCTTCGTTTTACTTCACTGGAGACTCTCATGACTCAGATTCACATTGGCCCCAACCGCATGACCGCCATATTCATCCTGATGGACGGCAGCGGCCCCGTCGAGGCGTACCTCGACAAAGACCTCGCGCACTACGACTGCTGGATCTGCAACGAGGCCGAGAAGTTCTCATCCGACCCGATGCCCTACTACGTCAAGGAAGTGGTGCTCAACACGGCGACCTACGACGCTTCCCCCGTCGAGGCTTGACAACAACCGAAAAGAAGTTATAGGAAACTACGATTATGACAACTGAGAATCTCATAAACGATCCCCACGATCCCGAGTGCCGGATCTGCGGCGATGAGTTCCCCACGGCGCGGTGGGCGCTTGGCTACAAGTGGTGCAAAGGCTGTGGGGAGACCGTGGCCAAGAACGTCACTCGAACTGTGGTTCCGATGCACAAGAGCAATTACTTTCTCTGCACAAACCTCGACGACTTGAAGGGCATCAACAACAAAGGAGGGCTGGTGCGATGACTGGCCTGTTCCAACTGCCATTCCACGAGTACATGGCGCGGCGCACGAAGTTCGCCGTTGACAGGGCGCAACGCGACAACCTGATCGACATGGACTACGCCGCGCTGTCGCTGTTCCAAGCGATGTGGGCGAGAGAGTATTGGTTCAACAAGCAGGAGATAACGCGATGAAAACCTTTGAAGTGGAACTGCGGCGCACGAGCTACATCGTGCTGACCATCGAAGCGGAGGATGCCGACCAAGCCAAGGAAAAGGCGTGGGAGGAGATTGAGCGTGGCGATTACCGCCACGAGGATGCCGCATGGGATGTTGAATCTGTTGAGGAGAAGGAAGAATAAAAAACTTGCGCGCATCCCTTGACTCAAAGGTCAAGTTGTGTTATACTTATCAGTAGTGGGAAGAGCAGCCAAGCAACCCACTATTTAGCGTCCCACGGCAACGTGGGATTTGAAATCAACCAAGGAGTTCATCATGAACATGGAACTGCAAAAACCGAAACATCTCATAAGCCTCGCAACCTCGGGCGTCCTCGTGTCCGTGGATGTCAACGTGTGGAGCGCCACCAAGCAGGATCGTGGCATCAGCAATGAGATTGCTGGCGCAAAGAACGCACACCAGAACGCAGGCAAGTACACCAAGAACCTGCTCGCTGACCATCCCAAGCACAAGGCGCTGGTGAACTATCGGCAGACCATCTACAACTGGGTCAAGCGCCGCACCTATCGCTGGAACAACTCACAGGACTACCTGCCGAGCATCGACCTGCCTCGCTTCAAGCAGGAGTATCACGACCATCAGGCGCAGTTCAGCACGTTGCTGACGGGGTTCCTTAGCGAGTACAACAACATCGTCGCGGACATGGCGTTCAAGGCTGCGGGGCTGGGCGACATGTTCGACCGCAACGACTACCCTGATCAGGCGGCACTGGCATCAAAGTTCGGCATCCGACTTTTCGTGTCGGAGGTTCCCATGAACGACTTCCGTTGCACCATTGCCAATGACATCGCTGAGGACTTGTTTGAGACATACAAAGCTCAAGCCGAGGAGATTGTGTCCCACGTGGTCATGGAGCAGCAATCAAGGTTCATCGAGGTGATGAAGTCCATCAGCCACTGCTGCGGCTACGACGAGACCGGCGTGGATGACAACACCGGCGAGACCAAGATCAAGAAGCGCAAGATCTATGACACCACTATCCAGAAGGCCAAGGAGATGTGCGAGTCATTCAAGGGGTTCAACCTGACGGACAGCCCGGAGCTTGAGGAAGCCCGTGCATCGTTGGAGAGAGCACTGAGCGGCGTGGATGCAGAGGCCATCCGCGAGTCCGACGCTGTGCGCTCGGCGGTCAAGGAGGATGTCGATTCCATCCTTGGCAAGTTCGGCGCGTTCAAATGCGTGTGAGCCTCACTGAGCCTCACGTTCACTAAGTTCAACATCAGTAAAGAAAGTAAACCCATGAGAGATATATCTGCCGGGGCGTGCCTGTTGCTCCTGTTCGTCGCCACCTGCGTGGCAATCATCATCAAGTAAGTCAGTCCATCAGTAAAGGAAGTAAACCATGTCTAAAGTTCAATTCGTCAACACTGTGTCCATCAACGAACTGCGAAAGATCATCCCACTGATCGGTGGGGATCTAACTCCCGTCATCCAGTCCGAGCCGGGCTGTGGCAAGACCTCCCTCTTGGCGATGATCGCCG